ATATATCATATATAAAATTGCCTGACCTAATAGCTTCCATTATTTGTTCTGACTTTGCTTCATATTCTTGAGGACTCATTTTTTCTACCTGAGACTCTTTAAAGCCTACGCTTTTGCTAGTTTCTGAAGGAGTCGTTTTGCCTTTCGTTGTGATTGCTTTAGCAGCACTTGTACCATTTGATTTCTCTTTTGTCTGACCAATTCCTTTGTCTGACTTATAGAGGTCAATGGCTCTTGCTGCAGATTTTGCATCATTATTATTTTCGTACAAAGCATTTTGTACCCATTGTGGTTGTTCTTCTGCCCATTCATGGAAGTCATCGCTTTCTCTTATATTTACAAAATCTGGATGCAATCTTAACAATTCAACTTCAGCTTTTTCTTTTACTGAATTTGCTTCTCTTTCATCTATTTCTTTTAGTTTTTTATTTAATTCTTCAGATTGTTCTCTTGCTTTTTTGGTAGCGATAGTTTCAACTATAGCTGCTACATCAGGATATTCTTTTGCCCACTCATTTATATCTGCATCCGATTTAGGTAGCTTCATTTCTTTTTTTGTAGCTTTATCTAATTGTGCTTTTAAGTCATCTAGTTTTTTTTGAAACTCTCGTTCTTTTTCTTGGGTATGTCTTCGTAAGTCTCCATAACGCTTTTTGAAAGTTTTCTCTTCAGCAGAAGTCGGTTCTTCTTCATTTGTATTTTCCGATTCCGCAACTTGTCTTTCAGCTTCACCTTTTTGCTCTTTGATTAACTGTTCTAATTCTTCTTCTTCTTTTTTTATTCTTTCTTCTTGAGTATATGGTTTACTCATAAATGCAACTTTTTTAGGTGTTGCTTCCGTAGTCATTACTTCTGCCATTTAGTTTCTCCTTGGGGTTATCGTAGCCATTATGTTGGGGGATAAGTAGCCATTTATATATTAGGTAGTTATCGTGCTCCTAATCCACGTCTAGGTGTTGCTATACTTTGTGGCTCACCTGAACTTAAACCGTCAAGTATACCTTGAGGTAAAAGTTTTCTTAATACTCTAGTATAAGTAGTTCCTTTATTAACACGTAATATTTCTTTTTCATCATCAGTTAAACTATTAAAGTTTTGAATTATTTCTTGTCTAACAACCTGTTTAATTTCGTCATCCATTACCATTTCTCTCCTTGTATCGCTAATTTTGTAGATAGCATAAATCTAATAATATTTCCTGTAATATCTATTTCATACCAAGCTCTGCTAAAATTCCAATCCCACGGTTCTGCGTGATGATTATTATGCCACCCTTCACCGAATGTGAGTAAAGCTACCCACCACACATTAGAACTATCGTTATCTTGTTTATATCTTTTATATCCTAATGTAGAATGTGCAAATGTATTATTAATAATACTAGTAATAATTCCTATTAAAGTAGGTACAATAAAACCATAATATAAACCATAAGAACCAAAACAAATTGTTAGAGCAATAATATGTAATATAATAAATAAAAAATAATATTGATGTAATGCGACTTGAAACTTATCTTTTAATATATGTCTGTATTCAATTAAATTAAATTTTATATTATCATATTTATCATTTTTTAAAAATACTAATCCTTTATCAGGTGAATGAGGGTCATTGTCTGTATCGGCATGTCTGTGATGTTCCCAATGAACTATAACCCAAGCTAATGGACTACCTGTACCATTAATAGAACCTAGATATGAACCTAATCTTTCCATCCATTTATATTTAAATTTAAATGATTGATGTGTTAAACACCTATGAAAAGTCATAGTTATTCCTAAACAACCAGTTAAAAAATAAATACCTAAAGCTATTAACCATCCATTCAGTTCTAATAAAGAAACATTAAATATATAAGGATATAAAAATAAAAATAGTATTAACAGGTAATGAAAATATTTTATTCTTACTCCTGTAGAGTTAAATAGATTTGACATCTGCTCTTTTTAATATTCCCTTTTGTACTAATTTTCCAGTAATGTAAACTATAGGACTAAACAAAGGTCTTAATATTAAAGTATTAACTGTAAACATATTACCTTTCATTTCTTCTTTTAATCCATAAGTTCTAGTATTTGCAAACCACTCTAAAGATTTACGTATATATTTATTGGTAGGCATCTTTTTTACTAAAGATAAAAATATCTTATGATATCCTAATTCCCAAGCATTGTCAAGTTTTTTATACTTATTATATCTCATCCATACTCTATTTGAGTACATAGGTAATCCATACATTTTATTCATGGCAGTGCATATAATTTTTCCTGAGCTTTCTGAACCATCAGCACTAGAGTCTCCTGCTGTATCAGAGCCACCAGGACCTTCAGATTGAGCCGAAGTATCATCATCCATTCCCATATTAGATGCGTTTCCTTGAGATGGGTCTCCTATATCAGAGCCACCCCCACCTCCTGATGGGTCACCTGTGGATACACCAGAACCTTCACCACCACCATAAGGGTCTCCTGTTGAATCGATTGGGTCAGGTTGTGATTGTGTAGTTGATGGTGTTTCAACATCAGGAGATATATCTTCTACGTCTGCATTTATATCTAAAGACGGGTCTGTGACACCAAAATCAATACCAGTTGGGTCTGTAGGACTAGGCGATGGTACATCATCAGATATATCTTCTACATCAGGGTCTGTAATTTCATAACTTGGTATACCTAAACCACTAGCATATGAATTATACAGGTCTTTACCATTTAAAGACATATTATTATATTCATCTTTAGATACAGGACCTCCATAGTATCCTGTTTCTGCAGATACAGACATAGCATTTGCAAAATCTGCAAAACTTGCGTAGCTAGGTACACCATTAGATGTTGACATATTTCCGTTTTCATCAACTGCTATACCCGCAGCATTAAATGTTCCACCTGTTGCTACATCAACACTTCCAGGACTATAACCATAACTAAAAGTTGGAGTAACATTTGTATAACCTGCACCTAAACCACTGCCAAGTATTGCTGACATTTCAGCTAAACTTTTACCATAAGCCTGTTGTGATAATTGGTCAAAATTACGTTCAGGTCCTAAAGGACCAGTTGTTCCTGGGATAGCACCCATCTGTTGAGCAAGTTGTTGTTTGTCATCGGCTAAAGCTTTACCTAATAGACCACCTATAATACCACCAATAGGTCCTAACATAGCAGTACCTAACACAGAACCTGCTATAGATTTACCTTTGCCTGTGCTAAAAAAATCAGTAACACTTTTTTTACCACCTGCGGTATTTGAAGCTATTTCAGAAACTCTAGTTGTTTTAACTCCTGGTGAACTATCATCCCCACCATCTGATTCATCTCTAACTCTAGTTGTAGGTGTGGTTGGTGTATCATCTGTTGGTGGTTTTGCTTCTTCTTTATATTCAGTGTATCCTGCAGGTATAGGATAAATAGGTTTACCATTTACAAAAGGTATATATAATTCTTCACCTTGTTCATTTGTATATCTTCTTGTTTCAGTTTTTTGTAATTGACCAAACTCTGCACCTATGTAATCTCTAAATGATATTGGCTCTTGGTAAGAAGGTGGAGTATATGTAGGTGTTCTATATTGTTGAGCAAAGGGTATACTTACAGTCTGTTGAGGTGTAGCAAAAGAAGATTGTATCTGTTGCTGCCCTTGAGCAGGAGTAAATTGTACACCTTGAGTTTGTGGGCTTTGATAGCCTGGAACATTACTAGGCTGTAATACTTGAGGTGTTTGTATAATAGGTTGCTGCACCATACCACCCTCTTGAAACTGTGGCTTAAATGGTAAATCATCAGACATAATAGCTTGGTCTGAATTTCCCATTTGACCCATTTGTTCCATAGTTTTTAAACCACCTTTAGCTTGCTGCCTTAATTTCATTAGTTTTTCTAAACCATGATATCTAACAACATCTGCAGGTAACACAAACTCACCTTCACTTAACTGTGCAGGTATATCATCTCTAACTTCTTTTTGAGTAGAACCAATAGGTACTTGATTTTTTGATATAGGGTCTGTTGTATCTCCTTGGTCTTTTAAACCACCGAGTTCAAACATTTCCATTTGTGTATTTATAGGTTTTTTAGCCATTGTCTTTATTTACCTCATCTCTCAAATATTTTAGTCTACGTAACGCTGCTATTGCACCTTGAGTTCTATATATAATAACTGTATCTTCTGTTTGCTCTATAGCTTTATGATGTTGTTCTATTAAAGCATCCAAATACTTATTGAGTTGGTGCTGGTGGCTGACTAGGGGTTTGAGGTTGCCCAGTATTTGCTTGTCCATTTCCGCTAAATCCTTGTTCATTTGGTTGAGGTGCTTGACCTGTTCCTATTGTTCCACCACCTGCTCCTGTGGGGTCCATTGGGTTTGCTCCTGCTGGAGCTTGTCCTTGAGGGGGTGGTGGCCCTTGAAATTGTTTTAATAACTCCGCTTGTAAAACAGCTTCATCCATATTATTTGTAACTTTTGAAGGGTCTAAATCCATAGCTTTGGCTATTTCTCTAATAATATAATTAAACTTTGCAAACGGAGCAAGAGAAGGATTAGATGCAGTTTGTAAAAATTGCATTAACCTTTGACTACGTACTTCATTAGCCATAAGACTTTCTGTACCACGTGCATAAACTTCTAAGTCACCTCTTATTTCAGGATTAAAATTAAATTGCATATTAAATCTAAACAAACCCTCACCTAAAGGTTTAAGTAAATAATCATCTACGTTTTTAATAACTGTTTTAATACTACCACTTGCTGCATTCATTAACATAGATATACCTGATGCAGTTCTACCTACACCTGACACACCTGTTTGTCCATGAGAAAACGATGGAAGCCCTGTACTTTCATCAGCTAATTGTCTAGCTTTATCAAACAATTGTAAGTTTTCGCCAGACACATTAGGAAACTTAGTACCAAATATTGCTTGACCTGGAGCACCCCCTTGTCTTCTAAACACTTTACCTGGGTAAACAGATAAATCTTGTCCTGGTACTAAGTTTGTCTCGTCTACTTCTATTAGTAAATTTCCAGATAACACAGCATTATCAACTGCCATTCTCATAAAACCATTCATAAGAGTTTGTGTATCATCCATATTTTCTGCTAAACCCACACCAAAAAATGAATATGGGTTTAATTCATATGGTGCAGCCATATAAGGTATCTTAGCAGGTTTAAATGGATTTAAAACTACTCTTAATAATCTATCACCAGAAACCCATGCATTAATTTGTAATTCTTCTACATCTTTTAATTCTTTTGGTATGTCAACTCCTTGTTTCTCAAGTAGCTCAGTATCTATCATACCCCAATATTCAAAAACTTCAAAGCGGTCTATATCATTTTCATGATTATAATCTTGTAAATCATCTTCCCAATATTTTTTAGTGTAGTTTTCACCTGCTGTTATTACCTCTTCAATAACATTATCTCTAAAAAAGGGTCTTCTTTTTAATGCTCTTAAATCAGACCTAGACATTTTATGTCTTTCAATAACGTACTGAGCTTCTTCTATACTAGTGCTATCAGGGTCAGGATAAAAATTCCAAACAGATACATGGCTAACTTGTGGTATTGTTTTAAATACAGGTGAATACTCTCCTTCTTCATCCCAATTAGGATATTCTTTATCTACAGCAAAAGGTCCTTTCATAACACCTGTACCAAATAAAGCCATCTCAAAAGCTGTACTTCTTAAGTGTTTATTTGCATGTGACTCTTGCAACTGGTCCATGATTTGTTTTTCCATAGACTTAGCTGCAATCATAGCAGGACTAAAAGTTATCGCTGAAGGAGTTTTACCAGTGCCTTCTTTAAGGTTTTCAATGTTTCCAAGCTTTTCTTCCAGAGGACCAAGCATCTCTTGTAGAGTTTGTGCTGTAGCTCCAGCAGGTAATTCTTTACCATCACCGTTATAACCATATGGAGATTCCATATTATCCGAATCTTGTTGGTTACGTAATTGTTCAGGTTCTTTAGGGTCGAAAGAAACATCTTTGGCTACTCCTTCTGGTAATTCAGTTGGCTCTATACTTATAGGAAATTTATTTCCTGCAAATAAAACATCAACTATTTGCCCATAAGCAGCTAATGTTTTTGTTTTAGTTATCTTAATAAATACTCTAGATTTTTCAGCTTCAGTAAATTGTACATCAGGACCATATATACCTCTATAATTTCTATATGCACGAACCCATCTAGATTCATCATCATATCTATGGTCTTCAGATTTTTTAAACTGACTCATAACATGATTAGCGATACCTTTTACTTCAGTATCTGTTACATTAGAATCTTCTGTATCTTCCAATGCTATTGCATCATCTTCTATATTTATTTCTTCTTCAGCCATATTAATATCCAAACGTTGAATCTGCTACAGGCATATTACCAGAAGGTCTGCCATGTGGGTCGTAATCAAATATACTAAATCTAGGTCTTGACATTATACCATACCTTAAAGCATCATATAAATGGTCTTCTGCTTTTGTGTCTACATCTTCAGGATTTTTTTTATCTAAAGGTATAGATGGTAATTGTGAAACAATATTAGTACAACTATTAAAAAATACTATTCTAGGTTCTTCTGTATATTCGTCTACTTGCAAACGTCTGTGTATCTCGTTTTTACCTGATACACGACTACCTTTACTTCTATCTGAAGGTCTCCAACGACACCCTCTTTGTATCATCTGTTCTGCTAGTGAAGGTCCTGTATCTCCACGTTTATGCCATAAAGAACTATCTAATACACCATACTTTATATTACCATCTTCAGCTTCTAATTCAGTTATCATATCTGCCAAATCTGTGGCAAGGACTTTGCTAACATAGAGTTCTCTATAGACAATAAGTTGTTCAGATGGCGAGACAGCAAACCATAACACACCACTATAAGAACCATAACCATAATCACAAGCCCTAAATTTGACCCAATTACTAGGGATGTGAAAAGGCTCAACAACGTGAATGTCACGATTAAACTCCGTAAAAGCGGCACCTTCCTTAATATCCCAATCGCCCTCAAGTAATTGCCTACGTTGTTGCTCTGGTAAGGAGAGCAACATTGCCTCGTAATCACCTTCTCTAGATAAATACGGATTGTCAAATAATCTTGCAGGGATAAACTTCCGTTTAAATAATGCTTGTCCAGCCTTGCTATGTCCTGCTGGATACTTAAGTACTTCCCCTGTCTCAATATCTGTCGCATCAAATGCCTTTCCATATGGGGATGGGTCAATAAACATTTTTTTAACCCAGCCATGCCCAGGACCTCCTGGGTTTGTAGTGGCTCTCATATAAATTGGCAAATCTGCCGATGCGGTT